CGCTGGTTTGAAGGGTTTCTCTGTGTATACTGTATCTGGGATTTCATTGACCGCTAGTTCCAGGGAATCAACCTCTCGAGAAAGTTTGTAATTCCTGAAGCAAAGGTAAATAGTAAATCCTAGAAGTACAATAAACAAGGCCCTCTTAAATGTCTTCATACTTGATGAATTTCTTAATCTTACTCTTCAACCAATAACGTTCTACTGGACTTAAGTTTGACTTAATGATATGGAACTTGAATTGAAAAGTACTTTTGGTTTCAATAATCTCAAAACGTATCGAAGGTAAATTCCGATAAATAATCCGAAAGAACTTAAGGATGTTGTTAATGTTCAATTCGGTAATTGGGTACTTTGCATTAATCATTCTCATAATCCGATATATTAAGTTTTCAAATTGAAATAGTCGCACGCTTTAATGATACTATCTATTCGGTAATCGCTAAGCGATTACCTTTATCGAACGAAGTGAGATAATATCCAAATATACTACTTACGATATGATAAATATATAGACATATATACGCAGATAAATATATAGATATATATACGTAGTATATTATATATCTATATATTTCAAGGCACCCCAGAAACTTATATATAAGACTTTATATATAAAGCTGAAACTCAAGGTTTCTTGGTATTTGCCTTTTTGAGGCATTTTTTGAACCAAATACCTATTTCCCCTACTGCCCCTTTGGCAATTGTATACCTTGCCTTGTTAAGCCAGTAATGGTAATCCTTAAAATCACCCTCGAAGGTATCACCATTCTTGTGAAGGTAAATTTCGAATTTATCAGGGAATCCCATAATTGCCTTGAAGTCTTCGATTCCCAATGGGTATCCATCTGGTCTAAATTGCCTATCTGCAGGTCTGAGAGTTAATGGTGGTTTATCATACTCCAATCGATATACTCCTGGGAGAGTACTCATCTTTGCAGTTTTGATAGGCCACTTCTTTTCATCTTTAAAATCTCTAACCCAGAGTCTATGTATCTTTGCTACTGTAAGATTCTTCTTTTCAGGAAGCTTCCGATAGTCATACATTGCCAGAGTTTTACTCATAAACGGAATCTGGTTAGTATTATTTTCCTGAGAGAATGTGAGTGGTTTAAGTAGATTTCTAGTAATTGTTGGGTTTTTTACTTGAAATACTTCATCAAAAGCATTCAAATATTTCTTACCCGTTTTTCTATGTACTCCAATGATAAGTAATCTCTTTCGTGATAACTGTGAGTTACCATAGTCAGAAACGCTTCTTTCGTGAAAAATAAGTTTATAGTCTTCAAGAGTTTTTTGAAGATATTCTTTTGGGAGCAAAGATAGCAAACGAGGTAAGTTTTCAATAAGAAATATCTTAGGTTTATAATGTAAGATTGATTGAATTACTAGATTCAGGGATTTATTCTCTTGGGGATTGCCCAATTCTTTTACTTTTGAAAGCCTCATAATAGAAGATGCTCCACAGTCTGGACTTGAAAGTATGATGTCTGGCTTACAATCTGGGAAGGTTTCATCTTTATAATATGGTATACCACCAAAGTTCAATTTCCACTGCTCTAAGCCTTTAGTATAAAATACTCCTCGAGTTTCTATATTAGCTATCAAATTCTTTCTAAAAGGGAACAAAAGGATGCCTGCACCAGCAGACACCCCTAATACTTTTAATTTTTTCATTTCTTGTAGCTTCTCAATTTAATGTACTTAATCCAAGCAAATGGCTTACGGTCTTCCAAGTAACTCAGATTCTTATCATTATTGTGGGCTTCTTCTTCGAAACTTACATCATGATATCTTTCATTCTGTTTATTCCACTTGGCAAAGCACATGATAATTAGGTATTCGATAACATACCAAAGGTAGAAGAATCCAAAAGTCAGAGCCACTACCCACCAAAAGGATATACCAAATGATAACCAGAGTATGATACCAAGTACCAAACCCACTATACTACACTCAATCTGCTGTATCTGATGAATACACTCATGATTGATATCATCGGGTTTACACTCTTCTAATTTGTGTTTGAAGAATGAGTTATACACCAGAGTAATTGCTTTGTAACTGGGGAAAAGAAATACTTTTGCTACCCAGCTGTTAAAATGACATCTTTTCATAATTTATCTTTGAAGTTTTCGTAAGCATTTCTTAGCTTTTGGTCGTAGGCATTCTGAGCATACCCGGGACCATTGTATTTTCTGGCAAAGCCAGCCCAGTCTTTTGCTTTGAGTTCTTTCAAACAACCAGAGTTTTTCATGAAATAATACATGAGTTCTAGTTGATTTGCATGAGATTCCGACATCTTATGAACGAATTCGAAGACATCTTTACATTCACAGAGGTTGTGATTGAACCCACAAATCTGGAACATACCCCAACTTGCAGACTTCAATGCACATTCTTCGTCAATTTCTTTGGCTAATTTGAGTCTCTTATACTCGTGTACACCTCCCAAATACTTCGATTTATCCCATTTAGGGAAGAAAATCGTAGAATATCTCTTACAAAGGTAAGCTAAATCTCTGTCAGGGAATTTCTTATGTACTTCTTTGTACATAATGTGACCCTCAAAGAGAATTTGAGGCCTACCATCAGCTAAAAACCCATCTCTACCTGCTGCTTCTACCAATTGAACAGCTTTCAATAGAGCAGGTTCTAGACCTAAGCGAATAGCAAGGTCTTTAATCATTTCATTTGTTAGTTTATCCATAACTTATCAGTTTTAATGGGGTTCAATTTTAGTAACAAAAGTATTGCTTATAACCCATTTTCAATATGTTTAGAGGTTCTATTATCATATATAACTTATAAAATAATGCAATATGGACAAGAAAAATGAATGCCAGATATGTGGCAAACCAATTAATTTAGAGGAATTCGATGAAACTAGAGAGATTCCCCAACTTATGGCAAGAAAACAAGTTTGTTTTAAATGTGCTTTTTGGTTTAATCGATTAGCTTATGATAAAGAACTTGAGAAAGAGGGTAAAATTGCGGTAATTACTCCAGATTATTCTCACTGGGTAACTAAAATTCCCGGAAATATTTTAATGGTGCCCTCGGCTTTTGGTGGTATTTACCAAACTAAACTCCAACCAGTAAACACTCTGGGAGTTATTGATGAAGACCGAGAGAAACTTTTCATTATCCGTTATAATAACATCGCTCACCAGGGCACTATACCAGAGCATCTAAGAGATGCTTTTAAAGTAAACGGAATATTTCTATCTTCACAGGAATACAAAATGCTAGAGGATTACCGGGGCAATGCCTATGAATTTATAAAAAATAAAATAGATAATGCAATAAATAAAGAATAATTTCGTATATTTGCATAAAGAAAATTTCTAAATAAAATAGATATGAAAAAAGAAAAGAAAGAAGCTAAAAAGCTCAAAGAAGGTGATGAAGTTATCTTCGTATTATCAGGAAGATCCATCACAGAGAAAGTAACAGTAGAATCCATCGATAAGAAAGGTGGATTTGCAATGCTTAGTAACCGGATAAAAGTTGCAAGAACTCTCGGTCCTGATAATACATATCCAAGATTGGATGGGCAAAAAGGAGATGTTCTTCCTCTCACAGAAGAACATGAGAAAGCCTACCTTGCATATAAGGCTTATTTCTCGATTAAGAGAAACATAGAGTTCCTTGACAAGGAAATGAAAAGTATGAAAGATACCGATGCTTTTGATATGATGATTGAATTTGATAAGAAGCTTACCAAGATTATTAACAAATACCTCAAAGAACAATGACTACAGTATTAGCAATAATTTATTTGGTATGTTTGCCATTCACGGTATTTTTTGTAAGGGCTTGCTTGGATTATTTACCCTATACTCACAAAATACACTCTCTTATTCTATTCATATCGGTATGGATAGTATTACCTCTATTCCCGATTTACTTATTAATCAAATACCTAAAATATAGATTACTATGAGATACTTTTTTGACAGAGATGGTAATTATGCTGGGTCATCAATGCAAGGGTGGGAGATTCTTCTCCTACTCTTGTTCCCAGTTGCTCTAATAATCTTCCTCGTATTCTTACCTTTCTATGTATTTCATAAATACAGTTCTAGAGAAGAGGATAAAAAATACGAGGAAGAACATCCAGAAATACTAAAAGTAGATTCTTATATTACCTGCTGGTATCCCTGGCATAGATATTCTGTTGCATATACACTGGCTCTTATATTCTGGGTAATTGCTTTTATAATTGGGATATTATCTTAATACGGGTATTAAGTTGGCTTTTAACTTGCCCAATAAAAATTCAAATCTAATGGATATTTTTTAGTGGGGTTAAACCTACTGGAGAGTATAGGAGTATCATTGCTAACAGGGGGAGTTGAAACTTTTGTAAGAGTATAGGAACCCAATCCAGTTGTTTTTGTTGTAAAGTATGAATTACTTGGTAAATTGTAGTTAGGACTAAAAGCATTACCATTCTTATCGAGGCAGGACCAAGATAGCATGTCGGAATTTACGGGGTATATACTAGCAATATAGACATTAATAGCATATCTATTTTGATTTACTATCCAATTCTTATATAGGGTACCATCAGCCATAGATCCACTTTCGCCACTAATATTGGTGGTAATAAAAAAACACATTTGTGTCTACTCCATTGATGGTTATAGGATTAAAACGTATTTCCCAATATTCTTTTTCTTCGGGAGTAGTAAGGTGTAGATTTATTTTATTACCAGATTCATTTTGTGTAAGTATACAAAGCCCAGAAGTACCGTCATCTCGTGCAGTAATCTGAATACCATTGATACTTTTGTCTTCCTCCAGAAGATAGTCCGGGGTATTGATGCTAGCAGAATAACCAACTCAACTTCAATAACCCCGGACAATTTGCCATTTACATACTTACGCTTTTGAGATTGTATTGTCCATCTCTCAGAGTTTCCCTGTCTTATTTCTGCATATACATCTTGGGTAGATCTCCCCCCCCCTAATTTAAGAACTTTATTTTCTATAATATTGGTTTTTATATTTTGACTGTTCCTCCTGCACTTGGTACTATAAATGACCCCTCTAATACCCAGGTATCACCTGATTTAGTATATACAGCTACTTTATCTCCAGTAGTACATTCTATTAGAGAACCAGGTTCTGAGTCATTGGCATAGAATGGAATCTTCATAGTAATAGTAGAAGTTGCTGTGATCCCCTGTAGATACACCATACCTGAAGAGGGTGTATTCTGTGGCCTAGCTCCCTTGCCAAAGAGATAGTAGTTATATAGGGGCAATCCAGAGAGAGTGAATGTTGAAGCCACTTGTGACTTCTGAGTTACTGGTATACTAAGGTTAGCATCCCCACAGGTTAAGAAGATATGCCCTGAACGGTTAGCTCCAGTTTTATTACTCGATAAAGCGGTCAGGGATAATATGTAATGGTTCTCAAGAGTACCCTCTGAGGCAACGGATACTGAGCACCAATCGGGAGCACTACCCACATGGGGAGTTTCTGGCTTTTTAGACCCATCACTACCATTTAAATAGGCCATCACAATGATTTGAGCAGTATTATATTTATCACTACCTAAAGGCAATGTGTTTGAAACCATTTTTATGTATCCACTATAGGTTACACCAGCCTCTTGAGTTACTGTGAGATTGATTTTGTTATTAGACCCATTTTGGGCAAATGCCAGAGTAGTAGACCTTGAGGACCCAGTATTTTTTGAATAGTTAATTTTTACATCTAAGTAACCATCTCCAACGGTAACTCCTCCCCAAATAGCCCAACTTACGGAGGCTGAGCTCAAAGTACAAGAGGGTGTAGAGGTTGAAACTACTTTGCCATTTACCAGTTTCCTTTTGAGGGAAGTGATATGGTAGGTTTTAGTACCACCCTCTGAAGATACAGTATCTGTACCTGTATCTGTAATTGCACGTGCTAGTTTGAATAATGTTTCTTCCATATCTTTTATAAGTTTTTGGTTTATAGAAAGAACTTTGATATTGTAATCTACCAGAGGGATAATCCGAAGTCTATGATATTATATAATCAATATAAAGAATTATGAGAAAGTATCAGTATCAGATTTACTACCATACAAGCAGAGGAAGGTACTTCATTAAGATTAGGTATTCCTTCCTGGGATTGGTGTTTTGGCTTACACTTAGAGATAAGTATTCGAGTAATATAGAAACCTTCCTTGATAAGGATAAGGCAATTGAAAGGGCAGAAGATTATTTAAGATATTTATACCTAAAGAGAAAAAATAGTAGGGTGTTAAAGGTTACTGGGAGAATAGATATTACCAGTAGGTTAAAATCAGTGAGGGAGGATTATTAAGATGGTGAAGGTTGAAACAATTAGGGATGATAATGAAAAGAGGATTCTTAAATGCCAAGAGGATAATCGGATTTGGTATCAGATATGGATTACCCAATTGGATATGAATTGTATAGAAAGGTATTTTGATGGGTATGGTGAAGTTAAGAGATGGTGGTTAAGGAATCTTCAACAGTATTATGTTTTCTTTTATGAGAAGAAAGGTGGTAAGGTTCGAGGAGTTCTTGGGAAAGATAGGACTAAGGATTTAATTCGTGCTATACTTTAATTAGTTGCCAGAGACCTAACATCCCTGGCTTCTTTGTGTGTTATGTGAGCATGTGTGGTGTGGGATATCTTGGCATGCCCTTAATACGAGGAGTGATTTTTGTGTGGTACTAAAAATGTGTATTTGCCTTCAAGGTACCCCTTAATGCGAAAGCTTCGAAAGTTGTGGTACTAAATGGGGAGTACGGTTACGTTAAATTTAACATTTGTAAATAAAAAGTAAGGGACAAACATTTTTATTTATCCCTTTGCTTTCTTTTAGTCCTCAAAAGTTTCGTTATCGTCTTTTAAAATTTCTTTTATATCTTTATAGCATTGAATAACTAAATAAGCTATAATTACAAACAATGCTATATTAATAATTAAATATTGTGTAAATACTGCCATATCTTTATAAATGATTTATTTTAGTTAGTAGGGGAAATATTTCCCCTACTTTAATTTTGTTTTACTTCAAAGATTTTTTTACTATTTCGAGGCCCTTC